CTAATTGTTTGCCTGTTCTGTAGTTTGCGTTACAGACAATTTGTAGCTTCCCCGTTGGCACAAAGAATGATTCTCCGACTTCCATGACCTTATATGGGTACACATTGCGCTTTTTCTCAGGGGGTATCGGAATATTTTTATCAATTTCAATACTCATGCTATTCTCCTTATATCTTCCATCATCATACACTATCATGATACACACATACAACGAATATCATCTAGGCGATAACCTTATTCATCTCAATTACTTGCGTAAGGTCTGTGAACAAGAACCCCACCTAGACTTCACCCACCACTGTCACCCCCAGTATCACAGCCAACTACAACCCCTTTGTGAAGATGTTTCTATAGGGCTTGCAGATCTGTCGATCCCACCCGATAGTGTTAACGCTTGGATAGGGAGGGAAAACTATTTTCACAACCATCCTGACCGTGATGATTGGGTGAAATTCCACCTAGCCTGGTTTGATAAGCTATCCGACCTGTTGGAGCTTTCCTCGCCTATAGCTTGTAGGGAAGATTTACTCTTTGAGTACCCCGATTTAAAGGCAAGGGAGTACCCACAATTTGATTACCTCATCATTAACAGCCCTCCCCAATCTGGGCAGCTCCCCTCCTATAACCAGGCGTGGTTTATAGACAAGGCTAAAGAACTTGCAAATGAGGGCTTAAAAGTCATTACAACCTACCCTACAGGGGTGTGTGAGAGTACTTTAGAGCGCAAAATGACGGTCACTGACATCGGAAATCTGTCACTTTATGTGGACAACATCCTTGGTGTGGATACTGGTCCAATGTGGACTACGCACAACATTTATAACCAAGACAGCGTTTTAACACGCTGTATCTACACCACCGCTGCTAAACCTTACCTATCGAAGAACACGGTAGTTCTAGAAAAACTGTAATTTTTTTTGGGGTGGTATCGGAGAGGGGTACGCACTCAACCGAACCCAAACCCAATCACTTGGGCATGGTTTTGCGTGTGATGATCTAGTGATGACTAAGCGCCAGTTTTGCCCTGGTGATGACTATGCAATGATGATTAAGCAAGAATGACAGGTAACCCTTTTCTGTTTTTAAAAGAGCGCAAGGGTAGCAAACCTATCCCCCTATCTTTTCTCATACTCTCTTATCTATACATATATCTACTAAGTACCTATAAAATCTATAGAAGATAGCTAATAGATCTATATAAACTATAGAAGATCTAAATATAGATATTATAGCTATGACTGTATCATTTATGCAACTAAGGGAAAATACCTACTAAATAATTGTAAACATTATTAGATTATTACCGTTATACTTAACATATAGCTATGATAGCTATATTGATTAAACCTAACCTAACTAGGACAAAACATCATGACTACATCATCAAACCGTATCAGCGTTTACGATAGCGTTACTAATAAAATCATCTCTCAACTTGAGGCAGGGATAGCGCCCTGGATCAAACCCTGGAAATCAGGCAGCGTAGGCGGAGCTGATCGCAATATCGTATCTAAAAAAGAGTATTCAGGCGTTAACCGTTTAATTCTAGGTATGTCAGGTTACAGCTCACCTATTTGGGGATCATTCAAGCAATGGCAGGAAATGGGCGGGAATGTGCGCAAGGGAGAGAAGGGTACGCAAGTAGTATTTTATTCTCAGGTTACTAAGAGCGAGATTAAACCTACTGATCCAAATCCTGAAAATTCTACTTATGCCTTGCTAAAGTCTTACTATGTTTTTAACCTGGATCAGATTGAGGGATTAGAGATTACTAAACCTGAACCTGTGATCTCTACATTTAATCCAGTGCCAGCGCTTGAGGATCGTATTCTAAAAACAGGCGCTCAGATCTCGCATGGCGGAGGTAGAGCATTTTATAGACCTAGCTCAGATAGCATCACTATTCCTGATCGCTCTACCTTTTTAAGCGAGAGCCATTACTACGCCACTGTATTGCATGAGCTGACACACTGGAGCGGAGCGGCTCATCGTTTAGATAGAACTAAAGGTAAACGGTTTGCTGATACCGCTTATGCATTTGAGGAGCTGGTTGCTGAAATGGGCGCAGCTTTTTTATGTGCTGATTATGGTATTGCTGGTGAGTTACAGCATGCTGACTACATCGGCAACTGGTTGACCTGCCTAAAAAATGACAATAAAGCAATATTCAACGCTGCAGCACTAGCACAAAAGGCAGCCGATTACATCAATAATCTAGATGCAATAACCAACCAGGCAGCAGCCTAGTATCAACTGATAGGCGCTTAGCAATAGGCGCTTATCGGATTGCTATTGGCAATCATTACCTAACTACTGGAGGTTTCACAATGGATCACGCAAAAATACTAAATGCTTACTTATCCCGTATCACTAGAGCCGATTGGGAAAATATGCTTAAGCAAGATCATAAATGCCTGGAGCAGCAATTAAACGGGAATATGTCAGGGCAAATTGAAGCGCAAGCAGGGTTTTATGCTGCCGTATGCAATGCAATATCTAATCTAAGTAAACATGACCAGGAATTGATCTCTAAGATCGTGTCGGGTGCAATATGAGCAAATCCGACAAATACAGCGCTTATTGCTATCTATGTGCTAAGCAAGGGATTACCTGCCTATCGTTTAACGCCTGGATGTCAGTAAACAGGGCAGGATCACTGTTTTAAGCGCATTTTAGGGTTTAGATGATACTCAGGTATCACCTGCCCTTAAATAACGCCTTATATCGCTTTTAAATCGTTTTACTAATTTTCGAGGTATTTATGAGAAATAATGATATTTTCACTATTGAGCGTCATCTATTCATTAAAAAATCAAGTAATCCCTTTAAATGGTCGCTCACTCACTCGCTCGCTCGCCAGTGCTTCAGCGCTCTTTACTTGGTAACTCTAGTGCTGTGCTTTTTTGCGTTGCTCTTTATTTTGATGGCTATTTGATGGTTCACTCGCACATAACCCGAATTGCTAAGCACCAAACCCGCTTTAGGCGGGTATTTGCAAAAAATGCAAGTGACTATCGTTTATCGCTTGTTCCCTTAACTAAAGGCGTGCTTTCCTGTAAAGGTCGCCCAGATACTAGCGGAACTCGTTTATCTCTATTCACCGTCACAGTGTTTAGAAGGAGTGGGTAATGCTCCCGTTTAATTTGCTTTAGAGGTGATTTTGGTGACGAGGTTAAAACTGTTACGGATGCCCTATCGCATAACTAACCGCAAAACCACCACTAAAACAAACTTAGTCGGATTTAAACATATTTTTAAAAGGAGTGCAACATGAGTAAAGCAGATCAAGATGCAGCAAAATGGCAAGAAATGAACGCCAGGAATCAAGCCCGTAATTTAATTAAAGCGAAGGAGCAAGGCGATGCGTATTACATCAACCAGTTCGGTGAAGTTGTTATCCCCCAAGAAGGAAAACCAGCAGCCATTGTCACTACCGATGAGTTTTGCAGAAAAACTACACCTGGAGAGAATTAAATTAGCACATAATGCAAATAATGAAGTAAAGTCATAACTGTAGTAATCAAACCCTAACTATTTAATAAGGAATAATCATGGAATATTGCGTTAATTGCAAACACCTAGACCAAAGCACTATGCAGTGCTTGTCACCCCAACGCCCTCACGATATGGTGACGGGACTACAAAAGAAAATGACAGCAAACAATAGCCGTAACTTGCCCATAAGCGGATGCGGGGAAGATGCGAAGTGGTTTGCTTTTATTGAAGTAGAGGATCTTGACGATCTTTCAGCAATCCCTTTTGGTAAATAACCTAACTAATGGAGTTAATCATGTCAAAAACACCAAGCAGTAAGAATAAACCTAAGACACCTTTTCCAGTGAAGGCAGTTGATAAGAAGATCAATGATGCTTACACCAAAAAAGAGGTGGATCGTCTTAAAAACCTAGTCGCAAGGCAAGATGACCTTATAGCTCAGATGCTAGATGAGTTAAAACAAGAGCAGATCAAAACTGGCAAGCTAGGTCAAGAGTTAGAAGATCTAGAAGATGAGATCGACAGTTGGAAAGAGATTGTTAAAACCATTATGGAGGTGGTATGAACGATCAAGCAGATTTTGCACCAGAGATAAGGCGCTCAGCTATTTGGTCAGGTGACAGCCGTAAGGTTGCTAATGGCAAGATGGTTGATGTCATTCTTGAAAAACAAGGCAAGAAAGAGATCCCAGACCTATCAGGGGTTGAAGCAGTGCAATTTGGTCACATCATGCAGCCAGTGATCGGCAGACTTGCACAAGATAAATTAAAGATGGAATTAAAGGATGCAGACTATGCAATCACCCACCCCAAGCATGATTGGTTTCGTAGCCATTTTGATTTTATTAGTGCTGATGGTAGCACTCTTGTAGAAGCGAAAAACTACAATGCAATCCATCGAAATAAGTTTGATCTCGATAGTAATCGTATTCCTGATGCGGACTACGCACAGCTTATTCATGAAGCTGCTTGTCATGGCGTGCAGAAAATATATCTTGCCGTCTTATTTGGCGGTCAAGAGTTCTGTATGTTTGGATTTGATATTACTGAGGGTGAAAAGGAAGATCTTATTAAAAAGATGGCAGAGGTTTGGGGTTATTGCCAAGCAGACACTTTGCCACCAGCTCAGACTATTGAGCAAACTAAGATTATGTTCCCTAGCTCAAATGATGGCGTTATTACAGCAACGCAGCAGATTGAGATGGCGATCACCCAACTTAAGGACATCAAGAACCAGATCAAGAACCTTGAAGCAGGGGAAGAAGCCCTTGAAGTGATGATTAGGAATGTTTTAGGGGAAAGCTCAGAGATCAGGTCATACGATGGTAGCACCCTAGTGACTTGGAAGGCTGCAAAGCCCTCTAAACGGTTCTCAGCAGATCTTTTTAAACAAGCTATGCCCGATGTTTATGAGAAGTTTGTTATTGAGCAACCAGGTTCTCGGAGGTTCTTAGTCAAATGATCTTAGATTCTATGATTAACGATGCCAAAGCATTTAGAAAATTAAAAGAAATGACGGATCAAGAAATTGCTGAAGAAGCCAAAAAATGGGGTTTAACTGGTTTATTTAGTGAAAGACAGTTTGTTAGATCTTTAATTCAAAAGGCAGAAAAAAATGAATAACCTTGATTTAGCAGTATGGGTGATGACAGCCAGTTCTGTCATAGACACGATCCTAACTATTATGGAGAAATTCACATGAGTAATTTAGTCGCATATTCCGAAATGGAGCAAATGGCTACGGCAATTGCTGCTAGTGGTTTGTTTGGCATGAAGGATAAAAACTCAGTCCTAGCACTGATGGCAGTCGCTCAAGCTGAAGGGTTACACCCTGCAACAGCAGCGAGGGATTTTCACATTATTCAAGGCAGACCAGCTCTTAAGGCAGATGCAATGCTGGCACGCTTTCAAAACGCAGGTGGCAAAGTCGAATGGAAGGATTACACAGATGAGCGAGTTACAGGAGTTTTTTCACATCCCAACGGGGGTGACCTTGCGGTTACATGGACTATCGAGCAAGCCACCAAAATCGGTCTTGTCAAACCTGGAAGCGGATGGCAAAAATTCCCTAGAGCGATGCTTAGAAGCCGTTGTATATCAGAAGGTATTAGATCAGTTTTCCCAGGATCTGTTACTGGCTTCTACTCACCCGATGAAGTCGAAAACTTTGAAACCACGACCATCAAGCCTAAAGTATTAAAGGAGATGGGATCAGTTATTCCCAATGTAGTCGAATTATCAGCGTTACCAGAGGATATTCCTGATATAGCATTGCCGATGTATGTTCCAGGTCAAGATGAACCCTATGCACGCTATATCTGTTTAGATGATTGGATTGATGGGTTTGCAGAGATGCACGCCAAAATTCATGAATCTACCAAGTTTACGCCAGAGGAAAAGTTCGAAAAGATCAAAAAATTCAGGGAAGTAAATGAAGCCTATACAAAAACATTTGATGGCAATACAACAGCGAAATTCTTATCCAAGCTCTCAATCCACAGAAAGGAAATCAGTAATGGCTAATGGACATATCGCCCAGATGGGCAAAGGGGTGTTATTTCAAAATGAGAAAAAACACGACAGATCACCTGATTGGAAAGGCACGCTATTGCTTTCTGAGGACTACAAAGCAGGGCAAACTCTCAAGATAGCAGGGTGGACTAAGCAAACGCCTAAAGGCAGCTTAATCAGTCTTTCTGAGGACAACTGGAAGCCAGATAATGGCGGTACTTATCCTAAAGAAGTTAATCGAGTTCAAGACGGAGATGTACCCTTTTAATGGTTGTTTTAAATTTACCTTACCCGCCTAGTATCAATAACTACTGGATTGCTTCAGGAAACAGGCGTTTTATCTCTAAGCGAGGTAGGGAGTTTAAAAATGCAGTCGCAGAGTATTGCGCTGAGTTCAGAGTACCTAAATTTGGGGATAAACAGATTTGGGTAGATATTTTTCTGTATCCACGCTCTAAGAAGCTCATGGATGTAGATAACTGCATTAAGCCAATACTGGATGCTTTACAGGATGCTGGTGTATTTGACGATGATGTGCAAGTACATTGGGTACGAATTGAACGGGGAATGGTGAAAAAAGGCGGTGGATGTTTAGTCATGCTTGACTATTTAGAAGATCAATCACCAGTCCAAGGGGAATCTGGCGTGAATTAGCCAGGTAGTTAGGGGTTGCGCCAGCCAACTTCTTGGATAGCTGGCACTTTAAGGGGATATTTAATGAACGCAAATGAACTAGCTGATTTAATTGATTTGTGCGGTGATGGTGGATATAACCAAGATGCCGCCACCATGCTACGCCAGCAACAAGCTGAAATAGAGTCATTGAAAGACAAATTGTATTTAACCAAACAATCACTTGATATTGTTGATAGTTGGATTGGAAAGGCACAAGAGAAATGATGAAAAACCGATTTTTTTTGATGCGGAGAAGGTGCTTTGAAATTGTCAGATTTGGCAGAAATAGCATTGAACTCAGAGAATTGAAATGATTGTCAGATTATCTGAGCTAGATACTTATGAGATCGCATGGGCAGCGCATGAAAGATGGCGCTACAAGAAAGACTTGGGAATCATTAGTAATCGAGTGGATCAAAAAAGAGATGACTTTTCTA